TCCTATAATTGATTTTAATGTATCTTTATCTTCGTAATCAATTTCCTCTACATAAATTTCTAAGAATGTAAGAGTTCCTTCAACCTCAATGTCACCAGTATGGTTAATTTCTTCTTGAGTGTTATCAATAATTTTAAGATCATGTACACCTGTTTGATAAAGACGTTCAACTAAATTATCGTATGCATAATAGTTAGTTCTTTTTTCAACAATAAGTTTTACAAATTTATTGTTACATTCAGTTTCATCTATTGTATCAGGATCTACTACCGTATCATCATAATAAATTTTAGCAAACATATTATAAGGATTTTTAATAAATTTAAGTTTAGTAGTTTTAGTGTCAAATAAATGAAAACCTCTAACATCACCATAGTCATTCCAGTACATTTGATATGGATTTCCTAAGTAATAAATGTTTTCAGAATGTGATCTATGATGAAAGTGTCCAGTAAACACTTTTTTAAATTTTGAAAATACTTCTCTATTCATTCCATGATCCATATAGTAACCTTGATGTGCCTCAAACCCAGAGAGTTCAAGATGACCCATACAAATATTTGCTTTGGAATTTGCAATAACATCATAGGTTTCTGTTTCATTCTCTAAACATATCCAAGGAATAAAACATATATCAAGACCACCTATATTAATAGTTTCAGGTTTTTCAATTAAACGAACGTTTTCATATTCTTGAAGTAATAAATTAATAGCATTAATTCCAAGAGTATTTTTATAATAAGCAGTATGATTACCTACTACAGTATAAATCTGTATTCCTCTGTCTGATAGAAGATCATAGTAATTTTTCTTTGCCCAATCTAATGACCAAAAATCAATTGCTTTTCTATTATCAAAAGTATCACCTAAATCAAGTACTGTATCAATTTTGTTTTTATCTAAAAAAGGAAAGAATACTTCTTCATAAAATTTTCCCATATATTCATGAAAATCTTGACTACCTTTCCTCATACCAAAGTGTTGGTCTGTAATAATAACAACTTTCATTACTACCTCATTTTTTGCTCAAGTGAATTTTTAATTTGTTCATATGAAGAGTCACATCCATGTTCGTCAGCAGTAAATACCTCGCTATATCCTGACTTCTCAATTATTTTATTTTTAATATCTACCTGTTTCTTTTCTTTCTGTATCCTACGTAAAAATGCATAGTAAATAATTTGTGTAAAATAAGCAAAAGGGTTTTGTGATTTCTCTGGATTAAAGTTATCTATGTAAGTAATACAGTTCTCAATACCATCACCAATCATATCATCTTTAAACATATAGTTGACAAAATTAGGTTTGTATGATAAATGCTGTGCAATTTTAAGAAAGCATCCTCCTATATACTCACCCACAGGCGGTTTCTTCTCTCCCTTTTCCTTCGCTGCTGCCACTTTATCTTTATACTGAATAATAGCGTGAAGGAAATCCTTGTTATTTACATAATGTTCTTTTGCTCTACGCATCTTTATAAATTGGATTTCTCACCATATCATAACATATTTTAAGGGACTTGACAAGTACCCTGGATATGTGTATAATAACCTTGTCAAGGTTCAAAAACAAACTATAGCTTTAAAGAGATAAGTTAATCAGAGTTATCTTTAGTATAAGATTCAGAATTCCATAGGTATTCTAAAAGATCTATTGCATCGTCTAAGTCAGAAATAAGACCGAGGTCTCTATCTAACGGCACCTGTCCCTGCATCTTTCTAGGTTTTGGCATGGGAATTTGCCTTTGTCTGTTTGTTTCATTAAATTCTAACTTCTGTAAACTATGATGATAGAACCCAATAACTTCTTTACCTACCTCTTTGAATGATAGTATATCTTCTCCATTAATAATAAATTCATCCTTGTGGGCAACTTTCATCCATAATTTAATTCTTAATCCTTGAATAACTCCAGGAATATCTAATTCTTCTATTCCAATAGGATTTTTAATTTTAATATAATCTTCTTCTGGACAAGTTTCTGTGACAATAGTCAACATCTCCTCACCATTTTTTAGTTTAATACTTGCGTAAAATTCTTGCATGCTACTTTCTGAATTTAATGTTTACAATTTCGTAATCAAAATTTTCTTGATTGTAAATCTTAATCCTTTCAAATAAATGATTTAAGGTATAGTTCGGTGACTTATCATTATTACTAATGTCATCAGCGATGTCATATAATATAGCACTATTCTTGTTTTCTCCCTTTCTAAGAACTCTACCAATAGATTGTAAATTTCTTATTCTTGATTTAGACGGTGATGCAAAAATAATGTTATGTAGTTTTTTGATATTTATACCTGTTGAGAAAGTTCCGTAACTTGCGATGATAACTGCATTAGATTCCTTTTCGGTAATTGCTCGAATTTCCTCTCGGTCTTTTACATTAACACCACCATGTACAAAGAAAATCTTTCTACCAGGTTTCGCACTACTATTTATCAGATCAAAAAGTGGTTCGCCGTGCTTCTCTACGTAATTAAAAAGAATCAATGTGTTACCTGAAAGGTCTAGTGCTAAGTTTTTAATAAAGTTATTTCGTCGTTCATGAGTAACAAGATACTCTATCTCGTCTTGATATGACTCAAATTTTTGATGTGGATGTTTTAACACTAAGACCTTTATCTTTAAACGTGATAAGTGCCCTTGTTTAATTAGTTCATTAGTGTTTGTAATTTTTTCGTAAGGACCGAACAAACCTTCAAGAACTAATTTATTTGTTTTACTACCATCTAAAGTTCCTGTAAACCCAATACGATACTTTGCTTGATAACATTTTGTAAGAATATCTGTTAGTGACTTTGCCTTAAAAAGGTGTGCCTCGTCACCAATAACTGCAGTAAACTTTTGAAAAAATGTTTTCTTTTGTTTGTATACTGACTGCCATGTAGTAATTGTTACAGGTTTATCAGTAATTTTATCAAGACCAGCATATACTCTATGACAATACTGTTCGGAATCCCAACCATAATCTTTAAAATCTTTGTACATCTGTTCAACCAAAGAGGTTGTGGGTACAACTATCATAATCTTTTGTTTTGTTTCTTGTAAGAAACGAACAATAGAATAGATCATGAATGACTTTCCTGATCCCGTAGGAGATACTATTAACTTTCTTCTCTTTCTTAATGCTTCGTATATGGCAGAGTATTGATAATCTCTTACTTTAAGTGTAGTAAATCTTTTTACATACGATTTTACACCTTCGTATGAAACTAATTCATCTTCTGCATCTGGTAATCCATAGTATTGACTTTCTGCAAAGTTATAAACATATCCTCGTTCTTCGCAAAACTGTACCAAATAATCTTTTAGACCACAATATAGTTCCCCCGTACCTGGTGAGAATAATCTTATCTTCCCATCCCAGTACCTTTTCTTATAGGAATCCATGAACTTTGCTTCTGGCACATCAAAAGTAAAGTGATCAGATAGTTCATACCCTATGTGAGGAGGTACTTTTAGTTGAAGGTATACTTCGTTTTTCTTTTTAATAAGAACGTCACTCATCTAAACCTTTAGTATATCTCGCCCAATCAATTGCATTCTTTATTTGAAATGAACGATTGTTAATATTATTTATTATCTCTTTTAACGTGTTTTCAAGTTTCTCATAGTAATCCAATACTGCTTGTGATTTAATAACTTCTTCATCTCCCTTAATGTATAAAGGAACTTCTGTTTTAATAATCCTATCATCAGGAGCAGTTTCTTCTCTACCCATATAAAAACTGTGTTTTCTGAGGTAGAGTTGGTTATGCTTATATTCTTTTTCTTTTTTAATTAATTGAATTTTTAAATACTTCTCCATCCATTTTGAATGTAAGATTGGTATTCGTCTTGCTTCATCAAATAAATCATCACCCATAACAGCGTCATTACGCCATTCATTAAGAAAATCATTGTGTAAGTTCATAAAGTAAGTTCCGTGTCGTTTTTATTTGTGAGTTTAAAATATACGTATCTAAACGTTGCTTCTGCAATTAGATACTGTACATCAGTTTGATCTGTAGAAAATTCTAATGTACTAAGTGATATAGGGGCAGCATCTACAAATTGACATTTAAATGATGTATTAAAGTTGCTAGTAAGAATTCTAAGATATAGATCAATAGTATCTAAGTCATCATTTCTAAAATCTTTATCTTTCATTTTTTGTGCAAAATCATACCATTGATCTGAGCGTTGAGGGTATGTAATACCAACCATCCAATTATGAATAAATGAATAATTAGTACAATCTTCATCTACTAAAAACCTAACAGTTAAAGTTTCATAGGTTAATTTGTCACCAGACAATTGAAAATCATTGAGTGGAGTTGCTTGTAGTGGACCACCCATTGAAATACCAGGGATATTTGCACTTACACATTGGAAAGCAACAGCAGAAAATCCAGGAATATCTAATTGAAATCCAGTAGGTGCTAAAAAATTTGTGTTACATTGAGTCATTATAGATCTCTAAACCATGGGTGAGGAATTTGTCCGTATAGAAAACAAGAACTAAATCTGTATTTTATGTTATTGGGTATATATGCTGTATGTGATCTTTTGAATTCATAGATTGTTAACTTCCAAGGCAATGCAGGTGCTTCACCTTCATACTCATATTTAAAATGTTTAAGAGTTTCTTCAGAAAGGTTTGGAAAATTGTTAGTAAATATTCCTTTAGATAATTTTATATAATCAGGATATAATGGACTATCTTTAAGTGTAAAATCATAAAATAAATTCCAATCACCTCTAGGTTCTTTTGTCAAATCACCATGGAATTTGTAAAACCTAGTAGAACTTTCTTCAATATTATCACACATAAAATAGTTAGCAACAATACCTTCAACACAATCACAACAATCATTATGAGGTAAACCTGCTGTTCCTCTACATTTTAATTTATCTGCTTCATATAAATTTAACCAACCCAGACCTATGTCTTCAACGTATGGTCGTTTAGATTGACCAACAATTTGTTTATAAAATGGTTTTAAAAGATTTAAAGCAACATTTTGAGTGTCATAAGTTTCTTCAGTAATATTAACTTGAAAAGGATTGTTATGTGCCTGTTTTTTAATATTACTTTTATTACGTTGGTTACACCATTTTACATATTCATCAATACCAGATTTAAAAGGATTATGAATTACCCAATATCCTGGTTCATGATATGTATACTTTATTTCATTAAGAGGAGTTAACTCAAGCATACCAATAACTATTTTAATTATTTATAGCATAAAAAAAGGACCCCGTAGGGTCCTTGAGAAATATGCAATACAAGAGATTACATAAGGTTTGAAACAGATACTCTTCTGTAGTATGCGTTTGTGGAAAGGTTACCAGCAGCAAGTGGGTTGCTGTCTGAAAGTGCATCCTCACCTTTAGCAAATGGGTTAAGAACCATGCCGTAACGTGTCTTAAACCCGATGCGTGGTTGGAAGTCGTCCTGACCGACGCTACGTACCATCTGTAGAGGTACATATGGGCAGTAGAACAGTCCAGCATCATAAGGTGAAGTACCTTTGTAACCGATAACATAGTACTGATTAGCAGAAGTACCAGAAGCAGCAGATCCACCACGTGTAATAGTTGCATATGGGTCAATGTAGACACGATAGCGACCATTTAGAACACCAGCAAATGTGTTACCAGTTTCATCAACTGCAAGGCGGTTGTTGCCCTCTAGAGCAGGTGCATAATCAAGTACGCCTGCCATTGCTAATGCAGAAGCAACGTCAGCAGAGCACATGATCATGTTACCCTTTCCTCTACGAGTTTCACGTGCGATTGCGTTTGCATCTCTTTCGATCTGGAATAGAAGTCCTTTGAACTTCTCAACTGACCATCTACCGTTGGAGTCAACGTCTAGGTCAAAAGTACCAGCAGTAGCAGTGTCATGTTGAGCACCACGTTTAGCGGACTTGTAGATAGTTCTAACAACTTCTCTGTTGATCTCAGCAAGAATCTCAGATGAAAGAATGTTTGCCAATTCTGACTCAGCATCCAATCCATGAATTGCACGTAAATCTTGAGCAAGTTCAATACTGTAATCTGCCTTTAGTGCTCTTGACTTAGCAGTAACAGAAATTTTCTCGATTGAGAAACCCATCTGACGGAAGTCAGGTGCAGAACCGTCACTGTCAAGACCTTCAGAATCTTCTGTTCCCATAGCACCAGGGGCACCATAGTAACCTTGAGCAGTTGCTTCGTTAGAACCAGTGAATCCATCGTTTAGAACTGCAGGGTTGTTTCCTGATAGTGCATCAGCAGCACCAGAAACATCGTTAGCACCCTGAGTACCAGATTGGTTAGGATTAACTTCGTTATAGAATGTCTCAGCATTAGTAACTGCAGGACCATCATAACGTGCTCTCATTGCAAAGATTAGTCCAGTAGGACCACTCATTGGTTGTACGCCTGCTAAATCGTATGCCACCAAGTTAGGCATAGCACGACGTATTAGAGAGATAAGAACTGGGTCGAAACCAGCAACAGGACCAGCAGCGGTAGCATCAGAACTGAAACCAGCGTTGCCTGAACCTGCACCAGCAGCAGCATTTGAACCAGTGCTCATTGTTGGAATTGCTTCAGATAGAATCTGACGCTCTTCACGAATCACTCTCTCTTGGTTTTCTAGAAGAATAGATGTGACAGCTTTCTTGTAGTTATCTTCAATTTTTGGAAGATCACCATGTTCAAGAACAGGTGCCCACTTCTCCTGGAGTTGTTGGGATAAACCTAACATTTTTTTATTCCTTAAGTAAAAGTAAGTGGTAAATAATTATTTCCCGTAACGGGCGATTGCGTTTACATACGCAGACATCGGACCCTCTACAGGGGATGCAACTTCACCAGTTGCAATGTCTTCCTTCAATTCAACTTTTGCTTTAGGGAAATAAGATTCCTTAATAGTTTCTAGTTTTGACTTGAAGGATTCCTCAGATTCAAACTCAACACTCTCAGCAAGTGAAGCGAACTTCTCTGCTTGAGTATCGGCAAGACCCTTAGAAACTTCGGTTACAATTGACTCTTTAACAAAAGAGTTAACTTTACCGTTGAGTGACACGTTTTTATCAATTTGCTCATTGAGCTTTTCTTCCATTTCATCAAGTTTGTCTGTCATCTCTTGCATAACATCATATTTCTCTTCAGGTAATTTTACATAATTTTCTTCAAAAAGATTTTTCATGCCGTCCATGAAGGACTGCATCATTTCTACTTTGATACCGTTGTGGAGTTCGATTTCATTTTCTTTCTTCCACTCTTCGGCAACATAATTGAGGAACTTGTCCATCTTCTCAGCAAGTTCTGTCTTAACAGTATCAACTTGCTCAGAAAGACGTGCCTCAAATGATTCTTCAATCTTCTTAGTTGCTTCAGCAAGTTTTGCTTTAACTGCTGCTTCAAAGATTGTTTTTGTTTTTTCTTTAAACTCCTCAGAAAGTTCTTCTCCAGCGATCAGAGCATTTACATCCTCTTCAACGCTAAATTCTGGTTCAGTTTGAGTAGTTTCTGCAACTACTTCTTCCTCAGAAGTTTCTTCTTCCTTTAATTTACCAGGAGCAGCATCACCTGGTTTAGCGTGTTTGGTAACATGACCGTCGCTAACCTTTGATGTACCCTTATTGGCAATCTTAGAGGAATCGTTATCCTGCTTGTAATTTTGGTTGGTAGGACCACCCAAATCTTCTTTAGAAGAATCTTGTGGAGCAGGGATAGTAG